ACCGGTGGCGAGCAGGGTCTCTGAGGTTTTGTGTGGGACCCACACACAAAACAGATCTGGAAAACGTGAGTGGGCCTGATGATTGGGCCGTTTAATTGGGCTTTTTATTCAAAATCATCTCTATTTACGCAGTCCATTATTATTCATTTGAGAAAATTACATTAAACATAGTCCATATGAATATGCATTTATACGGTTACATTCTTGTATACATGGTATTCGTCGTTTACTTGTATATCTATTACTGGAGCCTCTTGTTGCATCATGATATCTATTATTTCAACCATGTCTTCTGATTTGAACTCTTCTATTGTCGAATCTCTATACATGATCCTTAGTATGTTCTTTATACCTTCTTCTAAAGCATTAAAATTGAATGGTGGTATGATCCCGTTATGTCCGTATGGAATGAAGAATTTATTCTTGACTAGTGCTGGTGACCTTGTTGAAAACACTTCTACATAAACTCTGAATTTTATTTCTGATCTTAACTTGACGTTGATTATGAACAACACTCCTTTATCGTTGGTATATGATATAGTCATAATCGTTTGATGGAAACATATTCATTTGATGTGCATTCATATTTGGAATTGTCGTTTGCGCGCAGCGGCAATTATTGAGCGTGTCTTTAATTTTTTTCAAATTAATGTATGTATGACTGTATTGATGTGGATGTTTGTGATTAAAAAATAAGATATGCATTCATATGAATAAGAAAAAGAAAAAAGATGGAAAAATAAATAAATAAAGAAATGAAAATGCCAATAATAAAAATAACTATCTATTCATTGGAAATGGGAGTACAACTAAAACGAAAACAAAAATCAAAATCAAAGGAAATCTTTATAAAGTGACTGAACGAGTTGAAAAGGAAAAAAGTAAAAAACTATTTACTGCGTAAAAAAAACAAAAGAAATAAAAGTAAAAATCAAGGTAATTCTAATACATAAATTAGACGTCATCTAAGTTGTCATCAACAATTACCGCCGAAACTATTTTACCCCTACTGCCGTGGTTAAATGGAAGGTAAATTCCTGGTCTCCAATAGGTAAATTGCCCCCCAGTTCCCCCGATTCAATCGGGGTACAAAGGGTGCCCTATTTTATACTTTCCTATTTTGTCCCTAAAAAGCAGTCTGTAAGGCGCGTGGGAGTGCTCTGAAAGAAGTAGACCTTCTCTCTCCAAAACTCGTCGGAGAGACGATACAGGCTGATTCCGGCCTCAATTTGCGACACGCGCGCGCGGTGCGTACCCCTGGGAGGGTAGAAACCACTACGCTACGCAGCAGCCTTAGCTACGCCGGAGCTTAGCTCGCCACCGAAATAATATT